ATAGGGATCATCAGAAGCATTATCTCTCAGTCCTGGCTCTTCAAAGAAAGCCTCAATTCTTCCATCAGTCACAACCATAGCATAACGCCACGATCTCAAACCAAAACCAAGATTAGACTTATCGACAAGCATACCCATTTGTCGAGTAAAGCATCCCGTACCATCTGGGATCATTTTTACCTTTTCGACACATTGATCTTTTGCCCACTTGTTCATTACAAATGAATCATTAACAGAAGCACAATATACCTCGTCAACACCTAGATCACGAATCAGGTTATAGTTTTCTTCATAACCTGGCACCTGATAGGTGGAACACGTCGGTGTAAATGCACCGGGCAAAGAAAATACGACCACTCGCTTTCCATCAAAGAGGTCACCAGTGGTTACGGCTTCCCATCGATAGGGATTTGGCCCATCGATAGAATCGTCTCGTACACGTGTTTGAAAGGTCACATCTGGGATGCGTCTACCATTTCTATTCATAATTAATCTCCATATTAAAGGGGGTGAAGACTATTCGGTTAACAGTTTCCTTTCACCTAAACCAATTTCAATTTTCTTGGGCTTTTTCTCTTCTGGTACAATGCGTTCCAGATGAATCGTTAAAAGACCATTCACAAATTCGGCATCTACTACCTGAATGTCTTCCGCAATAGAGAAATTACGGGTGAACTTTCGGAAAGAGATACCGCGGTGGAGCATATCTCCACCAGCATTGAAGTAGTCACCTTGCTCGTCCCAAGTGGAACGAATGGTGAGATTTCCATCTGCTACTTCGATTTCAACATCATCTTTATCGAGCCCAGCAAGTGCCAAATCGATATAGAAATGATCTTCCTGTTTACGGATGTTGTAGGGCGGGAATCCTGTATTATTTCGATTCATGTGATCAGACATCGTTTCGAGTCGATCAAGCATTCTATCAAAACCTACAGTGAACGGGGTGAGGTGGTTAATATTTAAACCAGTCATAAGTTTCTCCTTATTTAAGCAAGAGTTTTAATTGTAGTGATGGTAAATACCCATCGATTTGGTAGGACCCAATTGGCATCCTACAAAATTTATTTATTCAGTTGTGCTGTATGCTCTGCAATAAATTTTCGAATAAAATGACGTACTTCGCGACTCGCCGAAGTATCAATATTCTTGCACAACTCAAGAAATTCCTTTTTCTCTGCATCATTAATTTTAACAATGAGAGTGTCGTTCTTCTTCATACCCAAGATCCTCAAATTCATATATATGGTGTATATATGTAATATTTCTGTCATATATCAAAAATACAACCAAAAGGATAGCATTATGAAATATCTAACTCTATTGGCTTTGTTGTTTTCAACATCTGTGTTTGCAGATGTTCCAGTTCATATCACAAAAAATACTACTCTCATGACCAAAACTGGTATGATTGTCTACGATAAGAGACAAGGTGATTACTGGAAGATTGAAACAGCCTGCAATCTACCCATCGAACAAAATTCTGACGTTCGATTTGCCACTAAGGCTCGAACCTTCAAAGAAGGTACAAGAGTTATCTTCTTTATTGATGATAACCGTCATACTTGTAAAGTAGAAAAGGTTTCTAGGTTTAGCTAGAACCCGTACTACCAAAACCACCATCTCGGTCAGTTTTCTGCACCGGTCTTTCGTTGGTTTCTACTAGATCATAAGGAACGGTTGGCTCGAGAATACCTTGGGCTAACCTTTCTCCGTTTTCAATTGTCACCAGACAATCGGTCATGTTCGATATCATCATAAACGTCTGTTCTACATAATCAGAGTCGATGATCCCTGTACCATTAGAAAGAACCAAACCTTTCTTTAGTGCAACACCAGAACGAATGTACATCTTTAGTACATGCCCTTCGGGTATATCAAAGATTAAGCCGGTAGGTACAAGACATCGAATACCTGGTGGAAGTTGAAAGGCGTCTCGTAGACCCCCTACTCCTTTTACCAGAATACTCTGTTCTTTATTCCAATTGTTATAAGATTTTAGATATTGGCCGTTTTTGATATTTGCCTTGATATCAAAACATGCCGAACCTTCTGTAGCAAAGACCGGAATTTCGGCCTCATCATATGCCTTATAGACATTCATAATAATCTCACTTTTTGCCAATGTTATACTTTACAGCAAGCTCCCAGTCACCTTTATCTTTATAAGAAATAATCTTAATTTGATTGAGTCCAGCAACGGGCTCTTTGGTCTTTTCTTTATCTACTATCTCAAGCAGTTCCCATTCTTCGAGTAGGTTGACGATGGTGTTTCTTCTCGCCTGATCTTCCTCTGTGAATGTATTATGTTTGCCGTCTAAGATAAACAGCTCTTTGAAATGTAGGATAGAATATCTACCCTTTTTGTGTAATATGTGGCAGGACTGATATAATTTCCTTTCCTTCCTAGAAGAGATACCGATGCGAGTAAGTGTCTCTTTAATCTTAAGGAAGCTATCTTCAGTCGGTAGTTTGACCTCTACACCCACGCCTCTAAAAATATCCTCGTTGTCCATGATTTAAAGTCACCTTTATAATAATTGTTAGTAGTGTCGTCAATGGTAAACCATTCTGTCTATTTATCATTTTCCAACTCCACCAACAACTAGACGGTCATGCACTCGCTTCATGTCGTCTTTTGAAAGGGCTTTAAGATATAATTTGGCAACAGTCCTATTACACTGATATACTTCTTGTATTGCATCCAGATCTGCATCTTTGGTCTGTTTAGGCCATTTCGAAAATCTTTTGCGTTTTCGTAGAGCACCACGGTAATAATCGAATTGAGCCGCATAGAAAAGATGGGGCCTCATGTTCATTTCATTCGCGTGTAAGATCGTATCGTCAAAATTAGCAAAACCTCGATTCACAATATAAGCAGCATATTGTTTTTCGATCAGTTCTGGATTCTCGTTGTTGCCGATCAGGTCCTCTTTAGAGAAAGAGGCTGCATTCATAAAATCAAACGGACTGATATCCTTCACTGCGAACCTCCTCTATCTCTTTCATTATCTCGTCGAATTGTTCTGAGCAAGGTTCACACATCTTAACCTCGTGTGCACCCTCTAACGTATTTAGTTTAATTGTGAAAGCCTTTTTGAAAGCAACCTTATTACCACAATTAAAGCAAGTTACTTTTTTCTTTAACATTACCACTTCCCCTTCGGGCATTCACCACCTAGATGTTTCTTCAATTTTGTTTTAAGACTAATGAAACACCAACATTCTTTACATTGGTCGGTCATGCTTAGATATGAATCACAAGATCTACAAATTTCTTTGCGTTCAGTAGCCTTTTCTTTTGAAACATGATATGGGTCAATGCCTCTACGAAAAACCATTACTTGTATTCACACTCAATCATCACCTCGGTGAGGAATGCAACCATGTTCACCTCTAGATCAGCAACAAAATTTGCCTTGTACATATAATCAGCAAGGGTCACACAGAATCCGGGCAAGGATCGAAATTCAACTCGATCGGTTGCAGCATCATAGATTCTACGAAACATCTCGTTCATGTCTTGATCAGAGTTATTAGCAACCCATTTGCGCATCGAGGTAAAGTCTTTTGCCTTTAACAGAGCAAAGAGTGAATCAATCGATTCTTGTTTGATATTGACGAAGATACCCTCATCAATTTTACCGGATGCAGCATACGATTGCAGTTCGGTGAGAACACGTCGAAAATCAGGAAAGTGTTTTTCGATTACTTTGGCAACTACATTTTTGTCGTAGTCGATATTCTCTTGTTGCAAGATTGTGTTGACGCGCTTGAAAAATTCCATAGCAAGTGCAGGACGTTCGGTTTGTTCGATAGAGAAATCGATTTCAGATAACCGAGAACGGAGGGGAGCAATGATACGATTTTTGAAATTGCAAGTAAAGATGAACCCACAATTAGAAGAGTATTCTTCTATAAAGTTACGGAGGGCGGGTTGTACAGATGCAGCGTTGAGGTAGTCTGCCTCGTCAAAGATAACATATTTCCGGCCACCAGCGAGGGAAACGGAAGAGGCAAACGTTGAGATTTCATATCGTAGGGTATCGATGTTGACATTAAGAGAACCGTTTTTGACAACGTAATCGCAATCAAGCTCATCGAGCATAGCTTTAGCAATAGTGGTCTTTCCAACACCCGGGCCACCGGTTAGTAGTAGATTTGGGACATTGTTATCGGCGACAAATTTTCGAAACATCGCCTTTGTTTTTTCGGGGAGGATAGTGTCGTTAATTTTTTGAGGTCGATATTTTTCAACCCATAACACTTCGTTTGATTTTGCATCAACGGACATAATATAAAACCTTCATCAAATAAAAACATAATAAAAAGAAAAGAGGGACCCGTAGATCCCTCTATAAGAAGTGATTGTTAGCCAACCACTTTGTCTGCGAGCGGACCTTCGGGTGGAACGTCCACATCGACCGGAGCGGCACCAGCTTCTTTCATAGCCTCACCGTCCTGCTCGGGGCTGTTCTGACGAACAAACATCTCGAGCTTGTTACGTAGCATTCCTACTCCTGCCAATTCTTGGCCTTGGAAGCCACCACGTTGAGATACAACATCGATAACCTGTACCAGAGTTGCAATATCACCCAATTGGATAGTGACCTGTTCTTGTTGCTCATTCATAATTTTCATCCTTTGTTATAAGTCGACTTAGAATCAATTGCCACGAAGTACGTGACATCCTTGCCTCGAAACTCTGAGATACCTTTGCTGCAAAGCGTAACCCGATAGTCTTGAGGTAGCAGTTTAAGGTTATCGGTTTTAATGATAATCTTAAACGTATCGTCAGTGTCTCCGATTTCAACATCAAAGTCGTCAGCATTTTCGGTAGAACTGTCGATTGCCTTGAGATAACACTTGCCGCTTTCGCCAACAAATGCAACCTCACTAAACTGAAGGACGCCAGCAGCCTTCAGTACGGACTGTAAATCATCCCATTTCACATCAACAACAACGTCTTCGGAAGGGATCGAAATCTCTTTCTCAGGCGGAGTATGAATCATTGAAATGTCAGCGTAGATGTACTTGGTACGACGCCGACCCTCTGAGATAATGAAGTATTTATCATTAAACTCAACATCGGGATCCTCGTAAAGCGATAAAATTGACAGAAAACGAGACATATCATAGATACATGCTTCTGACGGGATCTCATCAGGGATATTAGCGATCGCAATGAGAGTCTTTTCAGGTGTAATTGTCTTAAGAACACTCCCTTCTCGCATGAGAATGGATTTGTTAATTCCTGCAAAGCTCTTGAGAATGGTTAGTGTACGTTCAGAAAATTTCATAATATAGATTTCTCCATTTCAAATTTAGGTGTCATTATATAACAAGTTGGGTTAAATGTCAATCACTTTTTCTTCTTTTTGTAGTTTTTTCTACTGGCCGTTTTATCTGCCGTAGCAGATGCACCGATACGACTAATTGCAGCCATATTACCAGTAAAGATATAAGAACCTACATGATTCAGTTGCATCCAAGGACACATCCATACAGAGATTCCAATAGCTCGGGCCTGTTTACAAAAGAAATAATCTTCAGACAGATATCGTTTGGTTTCGGGGTCAATCACACAATCAAAGAATGCTGTGATCTCTCTGCTACCATCAAAGTTATCTGTTCGAACATGATCGGGCTTATAAGAGAGTTCAGGATAAGCCTCTTTATATTTCTCTAAGACTTCCCGAGGGATAAGCATGAATCCAGTTCCTGCTTCTGCCACTTCGATGGGCTCCGATAGTTTAAGATTCGTTTGACCCTTAACAGGATTGAATGCGTAATCAGCAGTGAACTGATTCAGTTGAAAAGGATCATCTTTGCCAAAACCCTCTGCAGCTGCCTTCGACACTTTTTCCCAAGCAATTGTTTTCTTGGGGTAAGGGCCAGTCACGATATTATATTTTTCGGGGTCAGAGGTTTGAATCCCTAGAAGTGCAAGAACGTCTCTTGCCTGAAACCCAATATCGGAATCAATGAAAAGAAGGTGAGTGCAATCAGACCGAAGAAATTCATCTACGACATAGTTACGAGCTCTTTGTACCAAACTCTCATTAAAAAGATAATAGAATTTAAGTGGGATTCCGTGTGCACCACAAACCAAGGAAAGGTCTGTACATGCCTTAGTGAACAAACCAGAACACTGACCACCATACATGGGTGTACCTACAAAGAGACTGTACTTTCTAAGATCTTCGGTACTGATTTTTAGGTCCATAATAAAAAATTCCGATTAGAAGTATTTTTGGAGCATTTCAAGTTTATCTTCATACTCAGCCATTTTCGACAGTTCACCTTCGACGGTTTCCATAACGTCAGGGTGCTCTGCAACACCAACAGCATTATTTAGTAACACCTGAATATTTACTTTATGCCGTTGGATGTTCGATTCGAAACCCATTTTCAGTGCTTCGAGTAGTTCACGCTTCAAATTGTTTTCAGCCATTTTTTACCTCTTCTAGTTTCACGCTGTTTCTCATTGAATTATTTAGTTCGATTGCCGTTGCCAGTAATGACAGCATAGAAGAATTTCGGGATTCTTCTACAAAGGCTTTGGTATCTTTCGGGAAACAATTCCCACCGAAACCGTATTGACCATCGGGGCCAGGTACATTCATATGTGATGCACCAATCCGTGGTTCGTGTGCCAAAACACCAACAAACTCTTCCCACGATGTTTCCATATTATATGTATCGTAAAGGAGTCTCAGTTCATTGAAGAAAGTGACCTTGGTTGCCAACCAACTGTTGACGGTATACTTAAGAAAACTTGCAGCCTTGATATCCATCTTAAATGACGGTACGGGCTTGACCTTGCTGTATTGAATGTACATCTGCTCGACCTTTGTACATAGATCCCATTCACCACCAAAGATCTGAAAGGGTGGGTTAATGAAATCGTCGTTAGCATTTGCCTCGGTCAAGAATTCTGGATTATAAACGATATTCAAATTTTCATATGTCTTCACAAAGGCATCTAGTACAGATGCAGCCACGGTACTCTTGATAACGACAATACCCTCATATTTCTCACTGTTAAATTTGTGTAGAGTATTAGCAATCAGAGATGCATCTACCTTACCATTCAGCTGACAGGGAGTGGGTAGACAGATAAAGATAATATCTGGGTTGATATCAGCCAGGTCTTCAAGCGACAGTGTCGAATGCCTGGGGTCTACCACGTGTTGTCTAACATTCTTGGTATCAAATCCAGCAGAAACAGCCCCACCAACGAAGCCTTTACCTACAATACCGAGCCCTAATTTATTATTGTCCATATCTAATTTGATCCCGTTTGGGGGCATATCTACTTTAGCGATTGATGCCTGTGTGAACATTTTTTTCTCCATAGTGTATATAGTCAAAGTTTTTCGGCACGATCAATGCGCTGTAATCTCATTACATCTGCCAATACATCCCAAGCACTATCATGATGCTTGAATGTTGATTCCCACAATTGTTCGTCCTCAATTGGACAGAACCCATTCTTTTTTGGGAAATCTAATTTTGCATCTATCCACGATCTCGTATCACGGAGAGTCCAATGAGGTAGATACTCATGAATCTTCTTGTTTTTACCTACAGCATTATATAAGCGCCACAAAATAACAGGGTCGAAAGTATTAGATCGTGACCACCAATAAGAAATCTTTCCATGCGGAATGAGGAAATCTACGAAGTCGTCGGTAAACTGTTCAATACTTATGTCTGTTTTCTTCGGAGCAATATTCTTTCGAACGTCTGAAGGTTGACTCTCCCAGAATTTTACGGTATCTGGGTCGATTGTAAAATTATATTTAGTAACCTGCTCTTTCACATCAAACTTGAATTTTCTAACATCAGCAACGTCTTCGAAACCATAGGGCTTTGCTGAGGTGAATCTATCCCAGTCAAATACAAATGCTGACATGTCGATAACTACACAGTTACCTGCATCTACGCCCATGGTCTCAAAGTCAATGATGCAGTGCTTCATAGAGATATCCTTTTAAGGTAAGTGTTCATTATAATACACCTCGTGTTATTTGTCAAGAGGTTTTTAATTTTAATTTTAGGTTTTTGTAGTCATTGAAAAAGCGCCTCTTGTGTTCCAACTTGTAACCCTTACGTGAACTCTCGGTTGTTATCTCAACGACCCTAAAATTGTCCGGCCAGAGTGAGGCAAAGTAATCATAGAATTCTTTTCTCTTTTCCATGGTAGCCCAATCGGTAAGATTGTTGCCACCCTTGTTCGTACCAGACGAGGGAGTTTGAAAATTGATATGAGAAAATGACAGGGTACACATTCCGGCTTCTAATGCACGTAAGGTATAATCCCAATCCTCTACAGTCTTATCTCTCCATTCTTGGTCAAAGCCATTATTGATAAAGGTACAACCGTATCCCAGTTGATTGGTCTTTACAGGTGCTGGCTTAGAAAAAGCAAATGCACTTGAGGTCATACCACCAACCGCAAAGTTTTCGAAAAGGGTTGCCACTTGTTCGATGATTGAGATTGCGTGTCTTACACTTACCTTCTTGTTCTTATTATCAACCCTCATGGTAAATGATCTCATATCGTCATCGAATTGCCAGTGATACTCTTCATTGGCTTGAATCGAATATCTTTTAATCCATGTACGGGCATATTGAACACCCTGGTCATTTTTATCTAAAACCAAAATATCGTCTGTTTCAATATTCTGTGCATATTGCTCAAAATCTTGAGGTTCCACTACAACCTTACAAGGAATATTTTCTTCCTTGCAGATATCATAAGTGGTGTGTTGATCTGACCTGCCCTTTGATGGAATATAGACGGTATATTTTTGAACAGTTTGATTCGAATAATCAGCAATCAAATCTCTCACCAGATCGGCAACATTGAACGTCGATTCTGGTTCAACATCTTCTACAAAGGCAAATAAAGACGGTTTGGTCTCAATGTAGTTTTCAACTTGAATCATAATATTAGTCCTTGATTACATATTAGTAATATAATCTACTAGATTTCTTTTTGGTTCCCAGCCAAGTGCTCGTGTATTATCGGTGATTACATCTGCTGCCATTCGATTTCCTGGCCGGGGAGGCAACATGTCAATCTCACCACCGAACATTTCTGCAACATCTAATACAGTAAATCTCTCTGGGTGACCGATACCATATTCATCACCATGACCATTTTCTCCAATCAGAACCAGAGCATCTACAATATCGTCGATGTGTGTGAAGTTTCTTTGTTGAGTACCAGGTGATACAACCGGTAATACACCAGAAAGTTCCATCAATTTAGAGTATTTAGCAATTAATGTAGCATACTTGCCGTCTGCGATTTCTCTCGGGCCATATACATTATAAAAATAGGTGATAGCATAATCGATACCGAACCATTCAGCATACATCTTAACCAATTCGGTATTCTTTGCCTTAGACCAGGCATAGGGGCTCATCACATAATCTTTGTCATTACGGTCAGCAAATTTAGTGGAAGAACCAGAGTAAATAATCTTACAGCCCCATTCACGAACACATTCTAAGACCCGAGTGGTACCTTCGATATTGTATTTGTGTACACGTTCAATATCTTCGAATGATTGCTCTACACGAGAGTATTCACCCAGATGATATACAAGATCCAGATCAAAGAAATGATTCGGTGTCAGTAGTGTCGTACAACCTTCAATATAGGTAACACCGTCAACATGATTATCTTTCGATCCGGTAAAGTAGTTATCATAAGAGATAACTTCATGGCCATCTGCGACCAGTCTTTCTGCAAGATGTGAACCGACAAAGCCAGCACCACCAGTAATTAATATTTTAGCCATGAACTGAAGGCCTCCCAGCAGGGAATTCATCGATCTCAAAACTGGGGTCTGGGTATTGTTCATCAGTACCCCAATTGCGCATCAATCTCATTCCGTAGTTATCTACCTTATTAATAATGGGTACATCTTTCTTTAATATCAAAGCATTTTGTCGTGCAGGATACCCATCTTTGTTTTTGATTGCATCAAGATCTACGTGATGATGAACCCTACCATATCTTTCTGCCAGTGTAACACAATCTGGGTGCATTTCTTTTAGCATCCTAGATTTATTATACGCTGGATCGTTTTCATCATCTACCTGATAGTCTTCATACACCTCAGTCGTGTTTCCACCCTTGACCGTACCGGTTCGGAGTTTACCTTGAACAAAAGCATACATCAAAACAGTACAAAGCCCTTCTTTGAGAACACGAATACTGAGATCAACGTCTTCATTAAATTTGCCTCTCCACTTGTGAGGACAGTTATTGTCAATCAAAATGCAGGACATCATTCGTGTATTGAGAATGAACGGTTGATACGGACAACCCTCTACCACAAACGCCTTGTATTGAAAAGAAGCAAGTGCGATGTTTTCATATCGGTCTACAAAATCTTCGGTAGCACGGAAGATAGCCGCACCCTTAGCAACACGATATCGTTTGTTATTATGTAGTCGAATGAAGCGCTCGATATTGTCGTCCATCAACCAATGTCTTTCAAAACCGTTTGCCTGTGAATGTTCCCAGCACCAATTACGTGCAGGCCCAGATCCCTTACCATGATTAGAAAACGGCAATTTCAATACCGTTCCAAGACCCGGTGGTGTTGCCTCTACGTATTTGTCATACTCTTGAGGTTCTACCGCAATGAAATAAGGGATACCCAATTCTTCTAGCGACTTTGCAGTGTGTCGCGTATCCCATCGACCCTTACTGATAATATAGATCGGGTACCGAGGAAGCAGACCGTTATCTTCTTCTTCGTAACGGTTCATTCGATTTGCTTCACGGCCCTTTTCTGGGTAATAGACGTAATTGGTTTTCTTTGTTAGATTGTATCCCAGCCGATCACTGAAGTGTTGACGATCTTCTTGCGTCTTGAAGTGAATGGGTAGCCGTTTGAAAATTTCTTTCTTCGGAGCTTGGAAAGAGGGCATCCCAGCAGCATACCATTGTATGTACTGATTTTTCCATTCGTGTTGCAATTCTTCATGTGTCTGAGCAGGTTGATACATAATAACTCCTAAAATAAGTCCAAGATGCCATTATCTTGTCGGCCACCTTTGTATACAACTGATTTCAATCTGGGCATGGGCTTCTCATCAATTGCCAACATGAAATCAATATAATCTTGTTCGGTTTCGAAATTCACATACAACGTCTGCCACGATTCTGGAAAATTGGGATCTGCCTTGCCTCGTGATACGGTTGGCTTGTATTCTTGTTCTTCCCCAAGAAATTCAGACAGTGTATCGGTGATGTTTTCATCTGCGACATAGTCGAGCATGTCATCATACTCGACCGATGTGTCTTTGGTGTATTCTTTTAAACTACTGTTCATGCAGTACCTCTAATATATCTCGTCTATTATAACACAAAATGTTTTGATTGTCAACCAAAAAAATCTTCAAGGGTATCAATCTTCTCAGCAGACCAACCAAGTGCATCTAGGATACCTTGGATCGGTGTCAGAAAAACTTTATCGAATTGAGTATCATAGTCGATGTATTTAGTCAACTCCATTTCCTTCGGCAAGACGCCTGGGAAACTGATCACATTCTGCTGAATAGGATTGGGGACCTTGAGATAGATCAGTTTTACCTTATCACCAGACTGAATTGACTCATACTTCTTATTTAGTTTTTTCTGTGCCAGATGATGATTATATAGTATAGAGCCACGAACGTGAATCGGGGTACCCTTACGGAATAGGGTGGTACGGTCTTTGTATTTTTCGATATCGTCAGTACCAGAAGTCTTTGCAATATCTTCGATGGGTGCCGATTGGAATTCATCTTTGAAGTCTTTGATGAATTTCTGAGTATCAGATTCGGTACCATTCATAATCACATCAAACGTCTGTTTCATTTTCTCTCGACAGATTTCTGGAGTAGAAGATCGAACCGATTCAAGACCAGTCACACTGATTTTTGGTTTCTCGTAATGAACACCTTCAGAGTTGAGCACATTGAGAATGTACCGTTTCTTAGCAACGAAGATTGCACGGTCTGAAATCTTTTCTCGTTTCATCACCATTGCGTTACGATATCCGGTCATCTTTGATCTGAGTTCCTCGTATCCTTGCTCGATCACCTGTTCGATTTTGGTGGAGCACACCTTATCAAGGAATTCCTCACCTTGTTTTCGGTCGATATCGGTGGTACCATAGACCTCTTGAATCAGATCAGCAAAGTTCACATAGATCGAATCAGTGTCGATGTAGATAATGTAGTCCTTGTCTTCGGTACCCAGAATCTTATTCATGTATTGGTTGACTGATTTCTGAGCATATCGAATAGACAACTGACCAGATGTGGTGATTGCCTCTGCCATTTCAGAAATATAGTATAGAAAGTATCTGTTAGCAGTAGCACCATAAAGGCTGTTCATGGCAATCTTAATCGACATTTGTGAGTTGTGGAGTTGATTCACCTCTCGTTTGAGTTTCTTTCTTTCTCTCTCATCGGTCTCCACCTCGAGTTGCTGTTCTACCGCAAGCATCTGTTTCTTGACCAGAGATCGACGATTATAGTATTCATCAATGATACCGGGGATCATGCCAACCGTTTCATTACTGAAACACACTCCATTAGCACAGACAGACACAGACGGGTCATCATTTTGGAATTCTCCATTCAGAACCATTTCTTGTGTCACATATTCCCGCCTGTCGCTGACCCATGTCTCAGGTGACATATTATACTGTAACATAAGGTGTGGATACAGAGAGTTCAAATCGAACGATACGACCCATGGGTGCATGCCAGGCACTGGGTCTTTTACATAACCACCGACGAGACCATCTAAGTGATCACCAGGGCCACCCTTGAGAGGTGGCACGATTTTGTCAGACATCAATCTGCGATAGATCGTTGTCTCCCAGATACCCACGGTACCAAATGCGTCTTTATAATCTACCCCACCACCATATGCAACGGTCATAACCAAAGCCAGAAGACTGGTTTCTTCTTCAAGAGCAGAGATCAATTGGGTATCACGAAGATTGTAGTCAAGATACAGCTGAGGGTTCTCATCGTAGAGAGCCGTGAGGTTACCGTATTCAGAATAGTCAAGTTTCTTCTTGCCGAGTACCGTATAGGCAATGTGGTCGAGTTTATAAGATTCTTGGGTACCATATTTGTAACCGAATTTCTTGAACGCGTCCATGTAATCAATGACAGTCATGCCAGAGATCTTATACGTCGATTGAACTTTGTTGAACACCTCGTGTGATTTCTTTTGAATGTGTTTCCAAGGTGAGAGTCTTTTGGCAAAATCTTCACCACACAGTCGAATGATTCTGGTCACAACGTACTGGATATCAAAGTATTCCACGTTCCAGCCAGTGACAACATCTGGGTAATCAGATGACCAGAGTTCTACGAAGTGTCGAAGCAATTGAAGTTCGTTATCGAATTTGATGAAGTCGATATCATCTGGATCGATACCAGTAATCGTTGCATATTTGTCAAAGTCTTTTACAGCAAGGAGTGTATATTTCGAACTCCTAGAACTGTGATATGCGATCGATGTTACCTCTTTATCGGCTTGTTCGATATCAGCATAGCCATCACGAATATCAACCTCAATATCGAATGATGCAACATTGATCTGGTTAATATCGAACTCAATTGAGCCTGGATAGTTTTCTTGAATGAATTGAGCAGTATAGTTGGTAGTGCCATAGATTTGCATATTACCAACATCTTTGTACGTTTCGATAAATTCTTTAGCCTCTCGCATGTCTCCAAACTTGTGTGGATTCAGAGGTTTGTTGCCGACGAGAGACCTGTAATCACCACCCTTCTTAGGTGTGTGTAGATAGAGAGTTGGTCGAAATGGAACACGGTACGAAAAGCGCTTGCCATTTTCATATCCGCGCCATAAGATGTTGTTGCCAAATCTTTCAACGGATGTATAGAAAGAAGTCATGATATACCTTTATTGAATGAACTGTGATATTCTATCACAAGCAGACCAAAATGTCAATATTTAAAATCCACTGGTCGGTCTTTGAGTTGTGGCGCAGATTCATTACAGATGTAGACCATGAAGCATCCACCCCAATCACCAATCTTATAATTGTCAATAAAATTATCTGTCAGTTTATGTGCCATACCATTTCCCGAGAACCTTATTTTCCAAGGTTCAAAACCAACGAGGAATTCATCACGGAACCGCTTGATTTTTTCACGAGACTCTTCATTTATCATGTGAACCTCTACTGCAATATGCTTTACGTTCTCTTGGATCCAAGGAAGATTTTCTTTGGTGAGAATATCGTACTCTCCGCCTTCACAGTCGATTTTCAAAAAATCAATTTTTTCGATATAATACCATTTAAGGAAATCTTTAAAGTCTAGCATGGGTACATCGTTTGGGTCAAATTCACCAAATCCATTTTCATTTGATGTACCTACAAATGCGTTAATCGGGATTACTGGCGATTTGGCATTATTACATATGTGCATGAAAGAATTATAGAGGGTAGTCCGTAGCAGTGCTCTGTTCGGTTCAATTGCATAAACCTCTTTTGCACCTTTGTCTAATGCATGACATGTAAACATTCCTATACACGATCCAATGTCAACCACAATATCATCCGGTTGCACCTCGTAGTACCAATCATACATCATTTTATGGAAGAATTCCATGTAGAGAGTATGAAGTTCTACCAGATCATCACCCAATCCTTCGAAACTCATGCCCTTGGTTTTTAGGGTTTTAATTCCTTTCATGCTGCAACCTCACTAAAGTTCTTTATCTTCTTAAATTTAACATGAGAGGCAAACTTCTCTGCGAATTGATCACCTCTGTGGCTGATAACGAAAATGTTGTCATCAGAGTTCAGGCCGTGTAAAGTCTCAATGAGGTTCTCAATACCAACTCCATCAAGTGCACCATCAAGTGTCTCGTCAAGAATTAGCAGATTGGTCGATACTGAGTTTCTCAGTTTTGCAACCGATCTCCAGGCAAGCATAATAGATAAGGTAATTCTCAGCTTCTCCCCTTCGGAGAATGAAGCATACGAGAATGTGTCACGGAACCTAGATTTGATTACCTCATTGAAATTTTCATCCAGCTGGAAATCAACGAACAGATCAAATGCGGCGAGGTATTTGTTGATCAGCTTATTCATTACTGGAATATATTGTGCGATGATTCTACTCTTAATGCCACCGTCTTTCAGAATGGTAGATACCACATTCAGAGTAGTCTGCTCATCTAAGAGTTCTTTCCTTTCAGATTGATACGTCGATAACCTTTCCTGTAGTCCTTTGAGGGTCGATGTATCGACGTCTTCAACCTCTTTCTCTGCGGCGAGTAGTTCTTCACGGAAAGCATTGAGCGCACTCTTAGAAGACTTGATTTCGGCCTTAATTTCTGAGGTTTCGAAACTCTTTTCTTGGATTTGGTCTTGCACCTTACTAATTTCATCAAGCCTTTCTTGATACCTTTTGATCTGTTCTGCAATATCGTGTAGGCCAGATTCGATTTCCAAATTCCGCTTTGATTTTTCTTCCACAACATTATTCTTAAAATCATGGTCAATTCCCTGTTTACAGGTTGGACAGTTATCGTTGTCGTGATAGAACCTCAATTCCTTTTCGATTGCCTTATTTTTTGTCTCGAGGTCTTGTTTCAATCGACCAGCCTCTGTAAATTTTTCTTTTACAGTTACCTTGTCATCGATTGTGGCATATAGCTCTTGCATATCATCATTGATCTTACAAATCAACTCATTCTTTTCTTCGATAGAATTGATATGTGTAGTCATCTTATCACGGATCTTTTCGACCTCAGTCTCTCGGATCTTACGGATCTTATCGTTATTGTCTTCGGTGAGAGCAATATTGGATTCTACGATTTCAACCTGATAAGAGTTTTCGTTGATAGCATCTTTATTGTTGCTGAGTCTTTCTTTTGCCAAAATACCCATGGTACTGAACACCTGAATATCGAGTAGATCTTCGATGATTTCTCTGCGGGCTTGAGCAGGCAATTCCATAAAGGGTACATAAGTTGCACTACCCAAAACAACAATTTGGTTGAAAGATTTATAATTGATGCCGAGTATGTTCTGCTCAAGATACGTCTGGTAGTCTCGTTTGGCTGCATCTTGGTCAATCAATTCACCGTTCTTCATTATCTCAAATACAGCAGGTTTGATTCCTCTGCGTATGAAATACTCATGACCACTGACCGTGAATTCAATCTCTACCACCATTCCCTTTTGGTTGATTGAATTTACTAGCTGTGGTTTATTGATTTTCCGAAATGGTTTGCCATAGAGCCCAAACACAATTGCATCAAGTAATGTTGATTTACCACTACCGTTGGTACCACTGATAAGAGTGGTGGGACTCTCATCCATTTCAATTGTAGTGAACGTATTCCCCGTCGATAAGATATTTTTATATCTCACACGTTTAAAATTTATTCTCATATTATAAGCTAAGTGCCTCTACATAAAGATCGTCAACCATCGATTTGATTTTGCCTTTATCGATTGACGTTTCAAGTGAATCAATATAATTGTGTAGAATTTCTTTCGTGTCTTTGGTCTCGTCAAGTATTTCTTCGACACCAGAAGACTCAAGATTGAGTGCATCGTCTATGGCCTTTACGTCGGCCGCACCTTCATCATTTAATTTGCTCATGAAAAGGTCATAGAGGTAAGCGTTTGTTCGATTCTTAATAATGACCTTGATATATGTATCTTTGAGCATTGAGGTATCAAGCGATGCAATCTCTTCAATGGTCATATCTTCGTCGTCATAATCAATTTTATGGAACATTCGATTCGGGTTCTCAACCTTGATCATCTCACGAGTCTCAGTATCGAATACATGGAATCCTCTCGAGCCACCATAATCAGACCAAGTCATTTCATAAGGTGCACCAAGATACTCTAGGTTTTGGTAACGAGATGGATGGTGAAAATGGCCAGAATAGACATTCTCAAAATTCTTAAATAATTTCAAATCAAGGCCGTGAGCACACACCGAACCCTTCATCATTTCGAAGCCTTTCATTTCTAAATGACCCATCACTACATTAGCATCAGAGTTTGCAACCATATCGAGGTTGTATTCTGCATTCTCTTTACTGATCCAAGGAAGCATTAAAAATTTGGTCGAACCGAGTTGTAGGTGCTCTGCCTTATCCTCGTAGAGTTTGAATGATGGGTATTCTTGAAGCAGAAGCTTCATCGAGTTGACATCATTGGTGTTTGTATAATAGGTATCGTGATTCCCAATCAACGCATGAAAGTCGATGTTTCTCTTAGCAATTTCATCAAAAAGAAACTCACGGCCACGCTTCAAACTCAAATAATTAACATACTTTCGACGGTCGAATGTGTCACCAAGATCGAACACTGTGGTGATACCATGCTCGTCAAGGTAGGGAAAGAATACCTCTAAGAAAAACTTGCGCTGGAAATCAGCAAAGATTCTACTGTCACCTCGAGCCCCAATATGAATATCTGTTACAATTGCAATTTTCATTCACACCTCATTTTTTGTTTTTAGACTCAAATTCCTTAATGAACTCTGCAATGTATTCGGGTGGTTCATTCAGTTGCACCTGAACGTCACTTGAATCCATGATAGCTGCTTCCGTCATCATTGCCTGAGAGGACTTGAACTTGATATACATTTGCTTCTTTTCTTTTTGGATTCGACGAAGAAACGCAAACCAAATAATCTGTGTGAAATATGCGAAAGGATTTTCAGATTTCTCTGGGTCAAAATTGTGGATATATTGAATGCAGTTCTCAATACCATCAGAGATCATATCATCCTTATAAGAATAGCCAGAGAAGTTAGGTTTCGTTGCAAGTCTGGTTGAGATTAGAAAAATACACTCCCCGATATACTCTGGAATTTTAGGATTGGGTTCACCAGAATCTTCAGCCTCTTTACAGGCCGCTTTGTAATCGATGAGGGCTTGCAGTAAACTTTTATTGTTTACATAGTTCTTAGCCATTATTACCTCCAATGCGATATTAAAATTAGGGTATCATTTTACACCAGATTCGGCTAAAAGTCAACAACTATTTTAGATATCGATTGTATAGATTTTGAATTTGAACTGTTCGTTCGAGTAGATGTCGATGCGCTGTCGAAAGTGCTTGAGTGTGTAGTTCTGAAATGACCCTACACTGAGGTCATCAGTAATGTCATAGAGTGTTGCCTTGTCTGATCCATTACCTTTTCGTAGTGTTCTACCGATACTCTGAAGTACCTTGATTTCTGATTTACTGCTTGATGCAAAGATTACATTATCAAGCCGACGCAAATTAACCCCAGTACTAAATACTCCATAAGAGGCAAGAATGTCATGTTTCTTATCAGGATCATTTTCAACCAAGTGTCTAATTCTTTCACGTTCCTCTCCCTTTGTTCCACCGTAAATGAAATGTAGCTCTCTACCCTCCTTCCTTAGAAGAGGCTCCAGAATCTTGCCATGTTTCTCCACGAGATCAAATAAAATCAAATTATTTTGACCTTCTAGGCTATGAACGAGATTCTTAATGAAGTTATTTCGTTTCTCGTGATTGACAATGAACTCTCTTTCAGCCGGGTATTTCCTGCTGTTATCTTTCACCTGTCGCAGTGCATCTTTGAACACCTTGCGCGTGTCATTAGAGTGTGAGAGAACAATCGCCTTGACTTCAAAATCAGCAACGGTACCATCTTCCATTAGGTCTTTCGTTGCAACATATCTTTTCACTTCGCCGAAACACCCCTCCAGCACCATCTGGTGAGTTTTACTTTCAGATGATTTTAATGTGCCCGTAAATCCGTGTCGGTACTCACAGTCGACTAATTTTTCCATTATTGTGGTGAGAGATTTGGCTTGGAATGTGTGTGCCTCATCACCCAACACCACTCTAAATTGTGCAAACCAATCTTTTGGTTGTTTCACAATCGACTGCCACGTGCTGATCACAATAGGTGATTTGGTATTCTTATCAATACCACCTTGGATTCGGTAAATCAAACTCTCGTCACAACCATAATCCATAAAATCCCCGGCCATCTGGTGCACCAGAGATATTGTAGGTACAATGATTAGGGTGCGATGGCCAAACGCCTGGTAATAATGCTGCTGGATCAAATAAATGATCAATGATTTACCCGATGATGTGGGGCTTAATGACAGAGATCGTCGCTTGCGGAGTGCATTGACCACATAATCATTCTGATAATCACGAGGTATGAATTTGCAGTTGATCTCTTTTGCCAACTCGATACCGTAATCATCGTCGATCTTTTCATCTAAGCCGATCTCATCTGGTACATTCAGGTGATAGTCTCGGGCTTCGCAAAATTCTCTCAGTTTGGGTAATAGACCCACATAAAGAGTTGGTCTCATGGGTTGATACAAACGAATGGTGCCATCCCAAACACGTGCTCTCACCTTAGGGTTGAATTGCCACCCTTCAGGTTTGAACGAAAAGTATTCGGAAATTTCTTGTCGAATGCCTGGATCAGCAGTAACTTTCATGTGAACTGAATTGATATATTCGACGTTGACCACGTCACCCATGATTTAGATAAACCTTTCATTGCCGTTTTACCTATTTATACCTCTTGGAAAAATAGGAACGGAGCAGAAAGATTCTAGCGTAAGCCACAACAGTGAATCCAATTGTGGTCATGATACTGATTGTCACTGGGTCGAGAATTTTCCAGACCTCTATGAAGGTATAGAGCATCAAAAGATTTAGCGGATAGTTAATTACAATGCCGGTAATTACCTGAGTGAATGTCTCTTTGTGAATTCGCTTAGTTTGCTCTTTCATCAATAATCGCCGGACTGGAATTTCATTACATCCAGCATATTCTTAATAATGAAATTGCGAGAGTGAATCATCTTAATGATGTCTTCGAAATAAGATGCTCGAGCAGTATGATAGTCAATCTTTAAACTGTGCTGGATGATATCTTTATCTGCCTGGATATATTTGTCGACCTCATTTCGCAAAACCTTTTTCTGGTATGGTCTCCAGCCACGATCTTTCAGATCCTCTTCAGCCATAGACCCATCATAGTATTCTCGTTTGTCGTGTTCTAATTGCTTGTATTCTGCTTTCAATTTCTTAATACGCAAAACTTCTTTGAAATACATATTATAGTATTTGCTGTGTAGTTTGGGTATTCGACGACTTTCAGATACGAGATCGGTTTCATCAATCGGTGCATCCTTTGACCACATTTCACTTATGTCTTCAGTACTCATTATAAACTCCTAGTGCCAATCCTCATCTAATGGTCGGGGAGGTCCGTAAATCCATGTGATAAGGGAATATCGAACTCCCTTGGTAACCGGTGTTACCCTGTGCCTCATATTAGAAGGGAAGATGGTTAGATCACCAAGATGTCTAAACGGTTCCATTCCAAACCCAGCAACCTGTAATTTTCCACCTTCATAATTTTCTGGCTCTGACAGCTGAACGACCATTGTAAGCTTTCTTTGATGTTCTCTTTTCTCTAAAACATCTGAATGCCATATAAATTTACCACCAGTATTATATCGTAGAAGATGTACTTCGCCGATATGGGTGATATCCATACCATCGTTATATTCTTGGGCTGCTTTGAATAGCAAGTCCTTTACGGACTGATCGTTGATTTCGATACAGTCTACTTGTCGAGTCATAGGATCATATATCGTAGGCCAGTTGGGTTGGGTCTGAATATGACCTTTGAACCAACTCGATCCTGTTCGGAATGCTAAAATCTCATCGACAAATTTTTGATCAAAGTGCTTGTATAGAATTACTGGTTTCATAATTCATCATTATATCAAGTTTTAACCAGGCTGTCAACGATTAATTTTGTTCACTTTAAAATCATCATATCGAAATGAGACATTTGCCTTTGGGTATGTGATATCAGATTGAGATATATCGAGTTCGACACTCGACATACTTGTGGGGAATGCGTTTGTGAATACGAATTCTATGTTCGGGTTTTTGTGGCTGTTTTGAATGATCACCCGAATATCACTTACAATACCAGCTTTACTACTCTCAAGAGCCTTATACTGATTGCTATCATCGGGGAAACCAATACCTTCGAGCCAACCCAAAATCTCAAGATAGTTATTCATATCTTCGTCGACGACAAAGCTGAGGTCTAGGTCACCATAGGTGACACGATCACCGGTCGCATACAGTGCCTTTAGTGGATTTGCTACCTCGACCGGAGAGGTAGAGATATCCGGGATCGTAAGAGTCTGTGTGAAGAACTCTACGTTTGGCAATCTCTCAATTGAGATTGTAAATGATGCCGGTGATAGGTAGTTAGTAATCATTTTTGATTCCGCAATTCGTCAAGGTCGGAGATAAACTGGTTCTTTGGTGTTTCTTTTTTCCAAAAGGCCAGGTCTTTCTTGGCTTGGGCAATTTCTTTTTTGAGATCTTTCACCATCTCATCGGTGAGGCTCATAATATTTATACGGAGCAGACGATCAACATCAGTTTCCATTGCATCCGTGTTTTGAAGAATCTGCTTTCCAACCTGTGCCTTCTTTTTGTTTTTAAACTCAATTTGGTTATCCAGTACTGCTTGAATGAACTGAATCTTAATATTCAACCATCGGTTCAATTCTTCAAGTTCACTCTTTTTCAAATCAATTCGTTGAGACAAAACACCCAGACGATATTCGCAGAAGTCAGCAATCAGTTGTCGAGGGTCATCATATTCACGAAGTTTGCCATCGAAGTCGATCACAGTAAGGTTCTCCACAAACGACTTACTGAGCTTGAATTTGGAAATGATCTTTGCATCATTCCATTTTGCTGATGTGACCTGTTTCAATTTTACTTCGAAACGGAAACCGTTCTTATCACATAGATCATCGTACCCGACGATATCACCATCTTCTTCGAGTTTATCCAAGACCTTTACATATGATTCTCGGTCGAACCCATAGGGTACCTCAGTAATCTGCATTACGGTCTTCGAGGTCTTCTCGTAGGAGCCATATGCAATCCACTTGTTGGGTGATTCAGGATCAGCCAAGACCTTGCCGGTAAAATCGGGAAACTTGATTTTGGGGTTTCGTGTAATCTTACCGAAGGTAACGTAGTCTTCGCACTTTTTGAGCAAATCTTTCGGGCATCGAGGTAAGATGTTAGTTGCAAATCCAGTTGCAATACCCTTCGTACCATTTGCCAAAACCAGAGGGATTGTGGGTAGATAGAATGCCGGGGGTTCGTGTTCTGGGTCTTCGTGTTTCGGGGACAAATCAATGTCTTTAATGTACCGGTCAAAGTTTTCGTGGAGTCGGGTGTAGACGTATCGAGGTGCACCAGCTTCTTGAATCAATCGTGTACCAAACGAACCACGACCTTCTACCAGGCAGATATTGTTATTCCATTCTGCAGCCATTAACTGTCCAGCACCAGCAGCAGAGGATTCACCATGATTGTATCCATAATCAGAAATGATACCAGATACAGCAGAGACCTTTTTGAAATCTCGCTTGGAATTCATAATCGATGAGTAGAGGTAGAACCTCTGAACAGGTTTCATCCCATCAATCATGTTAGGGATTGCTCGAGCCTCTACGGTGTATTTGGCAAAAGACAACCACTCATTCTTGGCAACAGCCGAGATTGGGTAGTCGTTTGTATTGTTGACCTCTTCAGCAAACGCGGTGATATCAACCATTGAACATGAACTCCTTTCGTAATTGAGCATCAGAACCAAACATCATTTGGAAAATTGAAGCATCATCAACTGTCACGGTATCGTAGACCGGATCATTAATAATACTGTTGTATTCATCTTCACGGAGAGATCCCAAGCCTTTGATATATCTATGTTTCCAGCTGGTGTTCTCCGCCTTGAATGAATTAGCCTCTTCATAGGTATAGAACCACTTAACATCCGTGCCCTTTGTAGAGATCATTATAGGTGTTCTGGTTATCTTGACTCTCTTCTCGCTGAGCAGTCGAGGCCAGAATTTGTAGAAGAAGGCAATCAGTAGAGGGCTGATATGACCAATACCGTCATGGTCAGCATCGGTTAGAGTTGCAACGTTTCGATAGGTCATATTATCGACACTATCTGGGTCGTTGATATCTAACCCCAACACGGCTACCAATTCACTCAATTCCTTGTTCTTCAATACATTGGCCGGAGCCATATCCCAGGTGTTCATAATGACACCACGAAGAGGGTAAGCCCCGACCTTATTGGGATCCCGAACCTTCAATAGGAACCCCATGGCCGAATCACCCTCGACAATCTTAAGGGTGGCATCTTCACTGTTAGCAGATATGTGTTTTGCCACTTTGGCCTTTCGAAGCTTTTTCTGAGCAAGTGTTGCAGCACGTTTATCAGCTGCAATCTTCTTGGCTAGTTGGGCCTCGATAATCGGGTCAATGATATCGGGAGTACCCATAATCTTTCGAGCAAGGGCCTGGAAATCTTTAACCCCAGCTGCTTCGAAATGATCTCGTACATTTGACATGGGATTGGTCAACCGTTCTTTCGTCTGACTGTCGAATTTGGGGTTGATGAAATTACGGCTGAATTTGATGAAGGTGAGACCACCTTTGATCGTAGTCTTTGCTACCTCAACCTTGTGCTTCCGTTTGATCATCGACACTAATTCTTCAATCACACCATTAACGATGTAGTCGACGTAGGTTCCACCCTGTCGAGTATTCACACCATTTACATAGCTGTTGGTTCGAAAACCATCTTCAGACGGTGCAAAGAAGAATGACAGGTTATTCGATTTCTCAATCACGCATGATTCACTGTACAGAGCTGCATATCTCTTGAGGTCTGATACCTTTACTCGGCGCTTATTGAAAGAGAATGCAATCTCAGGAAAGGCCATTTGAAGGCTGATCAATCGATCCTCAATCAGAGCGACCGTATCTAGCTCATCAAGACTGTCAACCTCGAAAAGGTCAAAATCAGCAACAAAGGTCACCTCCGTACCTGACCCATCTCGCTGTTTCTCTTTTACATCGGTATGTTCAGCACCACCCTTACATTTGACCTCGATGAGGTTGCCGTTCTGCCAGGTGCGGCCGATAAACTGGGCCGATAGGAAATTGGTGGCAGCAGACCCGACACCGTTTGTGCCGATCGTTACCCTTTCATCATCAAATGAAGTACCTGCATTGACCTTGGTCCACGCTGCAACGGGCCGCAGGATCTTTTGACCCGACGTCTCATCATACACCTCATCTTGGGGAATGCCTCGACCGTTGTCAGTAACGATCACCTTGTTGCCATCTATAGATACATTAATCTTATTGGCGAATTTGAAATTGGTTCGAATTGCTTCATCGATCGCATTGTCGAGGATCTCATCTACCATCTTCGATAGTGCAGGAACGTACGTGGCTTTCTTCCACTGTCCCAGCACGAAACGTTCGATCTCCTCTTTAGAAGATGAACCCATATACATACCGATCCGTTCACGGACGTGTTGTCTCGCTGTTAGAATTCGGAACTCTTCGGTCTGTTTCATTCACACCACTCCATTTCAACTATCATATAGTATCAGGATTGACCACGGCTGTCAACCATTTTTTTGAAAAAAATTGATATTTTTTGGGTCAATCCGCTAAGTATTTGATTTTCTTACGGTTCATAATTTTTTTGAAAAAAATTGCAAAAAAGGGTTGACAGTAGGTCGGCTACCCTATATAATGTCTACCATCAGACAATGAATCTATTCCTAAGTGCATCTCAAATGGTTATATCGATATTCCAAAATATTCTAAGAAAACCGAAAAAAGATGTTGACAGGGGCCCTAGGGCTTGATAGAATCATATCATCAATTGAGAAGAGATATATATTATGTACCACAATGACCTAGATGATGTTGAACTTGCAATGCGAGAATTGGAGTTGGCCGATCGACGAGAGAAGCGCAAAAATGCAAAGGCTCTCAAGAATCTCACCAAGTCAAATTCTGAATTTGTTCTTTATATAGACAGGGCTGAAGATTTCGATTTGAGCGAAATCGGTCGAGAGGATCTAGCCTACCGTGAAGCAGAGTATTAAGACAATTATGGATCCCGTGATCATGACCTTTCTCTTTTGCATTATGGTGTTTGTATTTGTATTCGCCGTTGCATTGGGATTGGTTGCCAAGGTCGCGGAATTCGCATTCAATAATGCGATTCTCCTGGTTGTGCTGTTCCTTTTCTTTCTTTTAATAATGTGAGTCGATTTATGGATTTATGGATTTGCGGACCCAAAGAAGGTGAACTACCCAAATCTCTACAAGGTATGGTGACCCTTGCTTGCGAAAGCTTTGCAAGGCAACTAGGAATCAGCCGTCTCAAAACGACCATTCAGATTCGTGTTCATAATAACATTGTCGTTGAACGAGGAACGACCACAGAGGGTCTTTGTGAACCCCTGAGTACCCGGGCATTCATCATCGATGTTGCTCTGTATTCCAACTGGATGAGCATTCTTGCTCATGAATTTGTACACATTAAGCAGTTTGCCCGTGGTGAATTGAACCCACAACTGACCCATTGGAAGAAACGCAACTTCTCCAATGCAGAGTACTGGGATCAACCTTGGGAAAAAGAAGCCCGACGATTGCAGTTGAAACTGGTCGAAGGCTTTGAGAATGGACTCTAATGCGCTCGTAGCTCAGCTGGATAGAGCAATGGCCTTCTAAGCCATCGGTCAGAGGTTCGAATCCTCTCGGGCGTGCCAATTTGATTTGAAACCAATGTAAGGATATATTATGAGTAGTTATAACATCGACACATTCAAATTTAGTTCCGGCTTAACCTATAAGGAGTCTAACGCCCTTGTAGATGCCCTAGCTGATAAATACCTCAATGAGTATGGCACGGATGATAAAGATCTGGCAATTACCATGCTGAAATCTCACCTTGCCCGTGTTGTACGAGATCATAAGGAGCAACGAGAAATAGTTGCAGCCTGCCTTTGAGGTGATTCGTGAGTGAGATCATCACATTAACGGATATCATTGAGAGTAAGATACGCAAAGAAAAAGAGCTCGAGCAATACTACGAACATCTGCAAGAGCTTCAACGTAAAATTGCTTTCCTTGAACAAGATCTTAAGATCACACTCACGTGTATTCGAATGATTGAAAACGAAACGGTTGTCGAGGTACAACCCTTTAAAGACGGTAAGGTACTGGACATAAAGAAAGATGAAACCGAGAATGATTAAAGGTAACCCAGTGGCCAAGAACATGGAAAAGTTCAATCGACCTGCCACGTTTACTGATCGCAAGAAAGCTGCGTCAAAGGGTTATCGCAAGCATAAGGGTGGTTATTCCAATGATCGATGATCACTGGGACATTAGGTTTCTTCGCCTTGCTCGCGAGGTTGCAACCTGGAGTAAAGATCCTAGCACTCAGGTAGGGGCTGTAATCATTAATGAGAATCGTAGAGTTCTAGCGACTGGGTACAATGGATTTCCTCGTAAGGTTGCTGATCTCACCGAACGTTTATTAGATAAAGAGCAGAAGTACCGTTATACTGTCCATGCAGAAATGAACGCAATTTATAATGCTGCTGGTAATGGTGTCTCTTTACACAGATCTACTCTCTATATTTGGGGATTGCCAGTTTGCTCTGAGTGTGCAAAGGGTGTAATCAGTAGTGGTATCATGAGAGTCGTGATGCCAGAAAGCAATAAATACCCAGACAAATGGAAAAAAGAGTTTCAGCACTCAAAACAAATGTTTGATGAGGCTGGAATGCTATACTCTTTCATCAACATGGGAGAAAAACATGACAATTAGACACAGCGAGATTCGAAAGGTACCCTCACCCAGTACAGAGTCGGGTGAAATGTATGTGGTTGATTTGTGGGAAGACGGCAAGTTAATCCAAACCAGAGAACTACCAGATAACAATTTCTATTACGCACAAGACGTATCAGAAAATTGGGATAGGGGTTTGATACAGGTGCTGAATGGATAACGAAGTACAAAAGTTGTGGGATCTACTAGAAGCACATGATTGGTATTATGTGTACAGCGACGACCACAGGTACTACGTGAAAGGTTCGAACGAGAGAAAGCAAATCCAGGCAATGGTGCAAGAGAACGGCATGTTGCTCAGATTATTTGAAGACTATTCGAATTACGTTTTCAATAAAGCAGACAAACCGGAGTTAGAGAAGTATGGAAGTAAATAACAACGTCGTGGACATTAGAGATGTCTACCGAGTAAACCCAGCTGTAAAGACTGATGTATCGTATCAAGACAAGAGTGTGATGACCACTTATAAATCTGCTAGTGGCGATTATCATATCCGCGAGGTGAACTACTCATTTACCATGTACGATGCTAATGGTAAAGAATATACTTATTCTACCAGTCAAGTATTCGATAGGGTACTGGTGTAATGAGAAAGGTAAGAATCTTATATCAACACCCATTGAAAGAGGGTGTGGAGCTTGAACAAGCAGGTGAATTGCCGGATGAACTGAACAATGAAGGAAGCGATCAGTGGATTCTGAAGCGACACGATGGTATGATCATTGATATTCCAAAAGATAAGGTAAATGAAATTTTTGAATTGAGCTAGAAAATGTTAAATCGTAATGAGTTATTGAAAGAATTTAATCAAGTAGGCCACCCCCAACCAGTAAAAATCGAAAATGCTGATCACTTACAGCAGGGGCCTAATATCTTACAATTACCCAAGACGCTACAGACTCTTTGTAGATGTTGGCACTGCGATCAGAATAAGTGGCCTCTCTTATACAAACTATCGGAACACGAAGAGAACTATTGGTTTGAGATACCAAGAAGTGGTTCCGTTACCATTAAGGAATTGTTCAACGGAAAGCACGGCCGAGGGGATAGAGGTCATGCAATAAAGAGATCAGATCCGCGATATCCCGAGATTGTAAGGACTGCAAAGCCTATCGTTATATTTACTGATCCCATCGAAAGGTTTCTCTCTACAGTCAATGCTTATTTAGTTGAGACCGAGCGATATTGGAGTTATGGCAATCATGCATTCTTGCATCACCTGAATGGCACAAACCTTGCAACTTTCGACTATGAGACCCGATGGCACTTATTCTTTGAGAATATGGATGTAATTCGTGATATTCATCAAGTGCATCATTTCCACGATCAGTGTTCGTTTGTTGATACCAAGAACTTCCAAGAGTTTCAGTTTGTGTGGAAAAAAGATATCGGTAAATTCTTCCAGACCGAAGAGGTGATGAATAGAACCAACTACAAAATCACACGAGAAATGATAACTCCACACCAAGAAGAATGGTTAAAAAATTATTATAAAAAAGACTATATTTTTATTGACAAGCACTCTTAATCCTATTATAATGAAAACATAAATCGGGAAGACATTTATGTTTGAGAATGAATTTGAATCCATACCTATGGCCTTTTGGGAAACCCTTGGTCAATACGTATACGGATACAGAGAAGATGATAAATTTGTGTACATTGGGAAAGGTAATAGAAATCGTGCCATCTCCCATGTGAAATCCAAGGATTACAGTACAGATAATTTATACATCATTGCTAGAAATCTTGAATCGTTTAGAGACGATAAGGACGACTTGCAATCATTCATACTTGAATCTTACTTGATTTCATTATATGATCCACGTGATAATTCCGTAGCCGGACACCATAAGGAGTGCTTTGTAATGGCTAAATTCTCAGAACTTTTTGAAGAGTTCCAGAAAGATCAACACGATAATTTCGAATCGTTGCCAGACTGGTTTACAGAAAACTATTCTGTCTTTTTGAATCGAATCAATAGAATGTCGATCACCTCTGGAAACCATTCTATGGAACTTGCAACGAGACAACACATGCAATGTTTCTTAGATGTTTCTACTGAGGACTCTGTTTCTCTTAAAGTTGCAGTCTGGGCAAAGAAAGATGACGTACTAAACATGAGGCACAAACAGCTTCGTAAGTTTTGTGAATCTTTCGGTATTTCCGAAGATAAGATTCAGAAGAGTGGTAACAGGGAAATCTATTCTATCGACGATGAAGGTATGACCATGGAAGTGGCGCTGCAATTCATCGATGATTTTTATTCTTAAGATAACCCGAGATTAGCACAGCTTGGTAGTGCACCTGCTTTGGGAGCAGGGGGTCGGGGGTTCAAATCCCTCATCTCGGACCAATTTAGGACTGTAGCTCAGAGGTTAGAGCATCCGTCTTATAAGCGGGAGGTCGATGGTTCAATCCCATCCAGTCCTACCAAACGGAGGAAATGATGAGTAAGTATACGGTAAAAGTTCAAGAAGATCCAGAGACCGGAGAACTGATTCTACCCATCCCCGATGAACTGTTAGCTGAAGTAGGTTGGAGTGAGGGTGATGAATTAGTTTGGGAAGAAACTTTAATATGTGAAGACACCGGAGAATATCCTGGCTACACTTTAAGGAAGAGTGAGTGACATACTGGCATTTTTCGGTAATCCTTTTATTTGTCATTCCTGTCGCAGCATGGTATGCAGCTGTATGGATGACTGATTATTTCGATGGTAAAAAATAATGAAAATCAAAATCGGTAATTACCCGAACAGACTGATGTGTAATCTATTCAATAACTATATGGTTAAAAAGTATGGTTATGTGACTTGGCCCAGAAACTACACACTATTCGAACGCTGTTTAAATTGGTTGGATGATCGTATCCAAGATTTTTACAATGTGTTTAACTGGTTGTGGTTTGATAGACGACAACAAAAAATAAAAGTGCACATTGATCGTTGGGACACTTGGAGCATGGACCATACGCTTGCTCCTATTATTCTTCCCATGCTGATTCAATTCAAAGAAACCAAACACGGTGGCCCTAATGTAGACGATAAAGATGTGCCTAAAAATCTACGCAGTACAAGTGCACCACCCAAAGAAAACGAATGGGACACTGACGAATTCTTTTTTGCTCGCTGGGATTGGGTACTCGATGAGATGATCTATGCTTTTGACTGTAAAGCAAATAAAGATGATGTATTCATGCGTTTTGATGCAGATGATATGAAAGGAATGCGCGCAGAACAAAAACGTATCTCAAATGGATTCAGACTCTTTGGCAAGTATTATGAGAATTTATGGGATTAAATAAATAAATCACCAAGCCGGATTAGCTCAGCAGGCAGAGCAGCTCACTTGTAATGAGAAGGTCGCGAGTTCGATTCTTGCATCCGGCACCAATTTTAGTATTTGAGATGGGAATTAAATGACACAACCAAATTTTCTTAGAGTTTTGATTAGGGATAAAAGGATCCCTATAGAATATAAAAAAGTTGAATGGTGGACTCTATGGGATCCAAAGCCAGATCTGTTCTACGTACCTGAGACTACACTTTATAATCCTGCTTCTCGGTGTATTATGAGAGGGTTCTTATTCGAAGAACTCACACATAAACTAGTCAATCATATATGCACGAAAATTCCCGGCAAAGATGTACTTCATGCAGGGGCTTATTTTGGTGATATGCTACCATCTTTTTCAAAGGCAAACCCAGAAGGCAAAATTTTTGCTTTTGAACCCGTGATGGAAAATTACTACCTATCAAACCTTTCTACTCAAGAAAACGACCTATCTAATGTGGTGCTATTTCATGGTGCATTACGAGATGAGGTTGGATCTATTCTAGTGAATACAGATCTCTCACAGCAAGATGTTGATTCAGAGGGAAATATAAGTGGTGGTCTACAACTTGCAACTGATGGTGCTCGTACCAATTCATATACAGTAGATATGTTCGATTTTGAAAATATCGTATTGATGCAGTTAGATGTAGAGGGTCATGAAAGAAGTGCTCTTTTAGGTGCACGCAGAACGATACACAAATACAAACCAATTATCGTAATCGAAGACTATAATGTGGTCGAGACCAAAGACATTTTAGAAGAACACGACTATCATTTGGCCGGAATGATGAGTGACAAACATTTTGTCTGGGTATCTAAAAAGATGCCAGAGCACATCGAACTCATAAAAGAATTCTTTACGGTGGAATCTTTGGATTATAATGAGTGATGGGGAAGTGTCGGGCATTGCCCGACACCTAGTTTACTTCTTAGCAGAGTATGCTTGACCACCAAAAAATGCTGCCACAATAGCTGCAACAGACACGAAATAGGTAGCAGCCATATCACCTAAGATTTTAGATGCACTGTCAAGACCAATCCAGTCTGCAAGTACAACTGCAAAGGGATAAAGAAGCAATCCAAATAGTGCGAACCATGTCATACTTCGTTGAGCATCTCGCATTGCATCCGCATCTTCAAGTTCCTTTCTCTTAAACTCAAGATACATACGCTCTTCTTCTGCACTTACCTTACCGTCACCATTAGTATCGGCTGGGTGATATGTCTTGTTTTCTTCTTCTGCCATTGAATAATTCCTTATAATTTTATTGATAGAACAATGAGTATAGCGATCAATAATATATTCGTCATCAAAATTTCCAATGCCAAAATGGTATGATACCATATCCACCTAGTCTTATATGCGTTTTCAATATTAACCTCTGAAGGATCAGTATCGTCCTTCATCACATCAATGGACTGAGGTGGTGTGGGAGGACTGTCGCCCTCCCAGAATTTCCATTTCATTTAATCTTCTTTAGTATAGATTGTCCATGCACCGTAAGCAATTGCACCGTACGCAATCAAACCTGCAATAGGTTTGAAGATTAGAAATGCAACACCAGCACCAATCAGAACAGCTCCGTCCCAAGTAGTGCGCTCTTCCAAACGATCTTTTAACCAATCCATTACTTTTCCTCCATCTCGTTTTTCTTTTGTTGAATCTCGGCCCTGCGTATCTTTGCCAGTTTACCGATTTCACTTAAATGTTTTCTGGCCCTCGCAGCAGCAGCCTTTACTCCTTTGCTTTCAAACTTAGCTTCTTCCATTAAATAATTACTGTAATGATTCATAAGCTCACGTTGAGTATCGTTATCAGCCATTATTGCTTCTCCAACTTTCTTATTTTTTGCTCTATTTGTTTGAGACGTTTATCTAAAGATTCCCACTGTTCAAACTCACAGAGATCTTTTGGTGGATGACTATCTTTTTCTAGTCGCTCTAATCTTTCAATAACATTTGGCGTACCTATGCGCCAGTCCCAAAATGGATCAACAATTTCAAATATTAAATCTCTAGCCTTTTGTATCTTTCTCTTGATCATAGTTGCTCGCTGTATATAAACAGTAGTAGTTAGCACCGTGATCATACAATCCGTCAAATACCTGACCTTTCTGTAAGGCTCTCCACTTACCTTTCCAACCGTCAATGAAGTCTTCCCAGTAAGTAAATTTTTTCAGGTAACCCTTATAATTGAAATACATGCATTCACCATGATGTCGATAACCCATCCATGCGAACGGAACTGTAGGAACGATGTCGTTGTTATTCACGAACCTATAATGTTTAACATCACTAAATGCGTTGACAAATTCTTTATTACCAACACGGGGTGAACCAAATGTATAGAGAGAATGAACTCTATCTTTTTGTCTGGACGCTGCCACGGTAGCCATTGCCCCTCCGAGCGAATGGCCACACATGGTCAGCTTTTTTGAGGCATGAGATTTAGAATCAATCGTCTTGAGAACATCCTTCCAGATTTTCTCTACCTCGTTTTGGAAGCCATTGTGAACAAGTCCCCCAACTTCTCCACGATCCGGCCAAGCATTAAGATCAGCTTTTAGATCACTGATTTCAGTTGGCTCCGTGCCTCGAAAGCAAAGAACAATATGTTCTTTGTTCCAAACTGCATAAGCCTGGGCACCATCATGCTCAAAGAACTTGAGTCCGGTGAAACCCATAGACTTATAAATTGGTTTTGCTAGTGTAGGATCTTCATATGCCGTTGCGGCCAATACTGCGTGTATCTTCCCAGATTCCAACACCTGAGATCGCTCTCTATCTTGTTTGGCTAGCTCATTGAGCATCATTTAAAAAACTCCACTAAAGTAATAATGAATATTTATATAAATAAATTCACTCAAGGCAGTCGCAGCCTTGACAGGGTGTGGCCCCAGCCCTGCTACCGAACAGGGGCACCAACTTATTATGAGGAGTCGTATGGCATCTAGTCTAAAAGAATTAACTCAAAAACACCACGATATGGCAGAGCAATCCAAATTTGCTGGCAAACTAATAAGTGGTGATATCTCTCCGGTCGAGTATCAATACTATTTAAAGTCGCAGTATGAGATATATCAAACCCTTGAAGAAAGAGTTCACCTGGCACAGGATCTTCGTGGTGTATTCCGTGCAGATAAGATATTATCAGATTTATGTGAACTAGAAGAAGAGTATAATCTACCATGGATCACTGAAAACCTCAGATCCGTAGATGAATATATCGACCATATCCTTTCACTAGAGGACAATGACGACCTCCTAGCACACCTTTATGTACGACACTTCGGTGATATGCACGGTGGCCAGATAATTAAGAAGAGGGTACCTGGTTCTGGTACCATGTACGAATTTGAAAACAGGAGAGAGTTAATCTCTGGCATTCGTGAATTGCTTTATGATGGTATGGTAGATGAAGCAATTATTTGTTTTCAATACGCAACAAAACTGTTTGAAGAATTGGACACACTATTTAATAACGAGTAATTAATGGCTGAATATATTATGGACACACCCCTACTGAATCGTTTGCGCAAACTGTCTACTGATATCATTGAGATATTTGATAAGCACATGGAGCGCTTTGATAATGAAAAACACATACACGAATTCGAAGGTTGGACAGATCTGTTTTGGCAATCTGGCCCCGTTCGTAAGGCACACTTGAAAATCATTGAGCCTATTGAGGGTAAACCAAAACTTTGGTTGATGCACATTAATATCTTTCCCGGCACATCATTCCATTATCCGATCTTGGGATTGGATGTTGTGGCCGGACCTAATAAGATCAGCGGTTCATTTTTCGATTTCTCTCCAGTATCCGACGAAACACACCCCATCATTACTACATTTGGTCTTGCGACCAGAGACTTGGAGTGGAAAACAGAAAGAGAATTGCCTGAATGGGCAAAAGAAATTTTCTCTCCACATATGGTTGCAGCAGGAAACGTTCGTGAGGGTGAAGAGACAGAGCAGTTTTGTGATACTGCAATAAGATTGATCCATTATTATCTTGAACAGATTGAACACCAACAATTTTGGTTGGGCGAGGATCGTATGGAAAGTCACAATAGATACTGTATCAATCAAAAGAAGAACCAACAGCTCTGGAATTCTTTGAAGGCCATGAAATTGGGTGAAGAAGAAATTAAGCAGTATGTAGAAGACGTTTTATTCGAAGAGGTAAAGCTATATCCAGTTGATCAAGGCACTTTTTACAATCCCAATCCTTAAATGAAGTTTCTATTCATGCATCCCGAGGGGGTGCATGCCGTAGCAGCTACTAACTTAAGGAGATCTAAAATGAAGCAATTTTTGCTAGTTATCATGGCACTTGTTTCGACGAGTGCATTGGCGCATACCATTACATACGATAATGGTGATGTATATACGGTTGCTGAAGACGAATATGTTTTCGTTTCGAAGCGATCTGAGTTGTGGAGACGTTCAGTCTACAATAACGGTAAAACGATGCGATATGAAAAAATCGTACCAACCGAAAAAGTAGATTACGTGCCACCAGATAATGGCACTGACGGTGAAGCGTTCGGTACTCACGAGTGGTGTAAAGCATACACACCGTGGAGCGAAGGTTATACTTTCACAATGCAATATTGGCAACGAGGATGCGATACTAACAACGATAACAAGTATGGTTGTGGTGACGAGAAATACGATGCCTCATCAGATGGAGCTGCATGCCCATCTAGCTAAACTCATGGGGGTGCAATGCCCCCATTATTCCTACTGGGAATATATTATATGAGAAAAATAAATGAAAAAAATATGAACTAACCTCTTAGAACGGGTATATATATTACCGTGAAAAGAGGTAAAATGTTACTTTTCTTCACACTCAAGTCCCCCAAAATATATTTTAAGGAGCCGAAACCATGAAAAGGTTTATTGCATTGTGCTGTGTGCTTATTGCTCCTTCTGCGTTTGCTGTTGACGATTATCGTGCGACAATCAATGAAGAAGGTGAATATTGCGCCAAAGTTAAGATCCAAATCGGTACTGGATCTTTGATGACACGTAAGTGTCGAACCCTCCAAGAGTGGGCCGAAGCTGGTTACACTGTTACTGACCCCAGTACGGGCGAGAAGGTGGAGATCTAAAAAATGACAAGCAAAACTGAAGAGAGAGTTACTGCCTTCATTATTGCTGTGATGATTATAGCCTCTTTTGCAGGTCTTGTAATCCCACTTATGAATCCATCATACTACAGTAAGTTGATGCCAGGCTTGCATGCCATCCCTATGGTGCAACACAATGTCGAGATTTGTGAGCCTGTTGTAGGTAGACACAAGATCATCGACGTTGATCGACCTATTATTGTGGATCTGTGTACAGACACTTCTACTGTATAATATAGGTTGACATAATACGGGTAATGTATTATAATGAACGGTCTGATCGTTTGGTCAGGCCGTTTTTTATGGTTGACAAACGCCATAAAACCTGATATAATAATCATTCATTTACTATAGGAGGTTTTGATGTCTGTCGTGAAAATGACGCCCGAAAAAATTCACCACGAAATATCTAAGATGATTGCTGATGGTGTACCTTACATTGATGCACTAGTTCATTACGCAGAAAAGAACAACCTAGAGATTGAGTCAATCGCAGATATCGTTAAGAAATCCTCTATCTTAAAAGAGAAAGTACGAACTGAAGCAGTAGATTTGAAAATGGTGAAACGAGATGAGCCCAACATCACCGACTTATGTGAATGAGACCTCATTTGAGGCGTATGTAAAATATCTTGCTTTAAAGAAACATTTTACCACAGATGGGTACGACTACCATAAATATAACGGTAAGGTCAGAGCATCTATGGATTCCTTTAGAGCCCGAAATGATGCATTTTTCTTTGCGAAATTAGCACAGAAAGAAGACTATATAAATAGAATTCTATCCAATATGTTAGTCAAACCTAACATTTGGGTGAAAGATATACTCGAACACGAAGGTGAACGGGTGTATACAGATTGGAAAAAGAAGCAGGAATCACTTTCCTATACGTTCAAATCCGATCTAAAATTGCTTGATGATAGTTATCAGGCAAACTTTGTATCACACGATGGCCAACATCCAATTGTGATGACTACATATTTGCGAAAGCAGATCTCATTAGAGACTTTTACTCTTCTGGTTCACTTTGCAAATATTTTTGATTATTGGGATAAAAAATTGGTTGACAAAATAGTCTCGCGTGATATAATAAGAACTGCTAGAAAGTACAGACCCTTTCTAGTAATTGATGAAAAGAAGTTCAAAGACATTGTCCGCGAACATTTTGGTTGATGATAATACATCGCACATATAACGCTATACAAGGAGAAACTAATATGGCACCTACAGATTTTGCAGCGCTCAAAAAGAACCGCAGTAAATCACTCGACAAGCTCAATCAGCAGCTTGAAAAAATCTCATCTAAGACTTACTCCGATCCAAACGAAGGCAAATTTTGGAAGCCTACGAAGGACAAGGCTGGCAATGGTTTCGCAATCATTCGTTTCCTGCCCGCACCTTCCGGTGAAGAAATGCCGTTCGTGCGAATTTGGGATCACGGTTTCCAAGGCCCCACTGGTCTTTGGTATATCGAAAACTCTCTGACCACTCTCAACCAAGATGATCCAGTATCTGAGTTCAACTCTAAACTCTGGAATTCTGGTGTCGAGGCTGACAAAGAACAGGCTCGTAAGCAGAAGCGTCGACTCAAGTATATCTCCAACATCTACGTTGTAAAGGATTCTGCGAATCCCGAAAACGAAGGCAAGGTATTCCTTTATCAGTTCGGCAAGAAGATTTTCGACAAGCTGAATGATTTGATGAATCCTAGCTTCGAAGATGAAGATCCCGTAAATCCTTTTGATCTATGGGAGGGTGCAAACTTCCGACTGAAGATTCGACAGTTCGAAGGTTACCCCAACTATGACAAATCTGAGTTTGATGCTCCGGCACCTCTCTTTGATGACGACTCTGAAATGGAAAGCGTATGGACTCAAGAGCACTCTCTTAATGAAGTGATTGATCCTAAGAACTTCAAATCATATGCTGAATTGAAGACCAAGCTCTACCGAGTACTTGATCTCACCGCAGATGAACCGGTTGCGGCTTCACCCATGGAAGAATCAGATGATCTTGATCTAGGCAAATCTTTTGCTCAAGTGGCTCCAGAGCCTACCTTTGCAGAAGCTCCTGCTGTTTCTGAAGATAACTCTGTTACTGATGATGACGACGACCTGTCTATCTTTAAAGAACTTGCACGAGGATAAGATAACTAATTCGTCGGGGGTCTTCGGGCCCCCACATCAATAACGGAGATCCGTATGGATAAACAAGAAACTATACTTGATTTTGATTTTGGCTTTACCGCAGTCGATGCTGATGAACTCGATGTAGTTCGTGAGGCAAAAGCAGTCGCTGAATCAACCAGTGCATCTGCTGAATCGAATGCAGCCAAAGCTCAACTTATCTATGATGCCGTCATGCCTCTGCTGAATAATCTTAAGGCTAATCCCGAGAAAGATTATATCTATTGGCCTGACCGTTATGATAAACTTGATGCCTTTGCAGATAAGCTATATCAAATTCTGAAGGGAGAATAATATGAGTCTGCTTGATAAAATGCTCAAGGCAGGTTCTGTCAAGGGTTCATCTATCTTGTCGAAGAGCACATTCTTCAATGAGAAAGATCCTATCCAGACAGAGTTGCCAATTGTGAATATTGCTTTCAGTGGTTCACTCAAGGGTGGTCTGATCCCTGGTTTGACCGTGATTGCTGGTGAATCAAAGAGTTTCAAAACTCTTTTGTCACTCTATTGCATGAAAGCATATCTAAAGAAATACGATGACGGCATTGCGATGCTGTATGATTCTGAATATGGTATTACACCTGAATACCTAGAAGGAATCGGCATCGATACAAATCGTGTTCTACACATCCCAATCGAAGACGTTGAACAACTCAAATTTGATTTGACTAAGCGATTGAACGAGATTGATAAGGGTGATAAAGTTTTTATTATGATCGACTCTGTCGGTAACCTTGCTTCTCGTAAAGAGGTCGAAGATGCTGAAAATGAGAAATCAGTTGCCGATATGTCTCGGGCAAAACAATTGAAATCACTCTTCCGCATCGTCACACCCAAACTTACCGGAAAAGACATTCCATTGGTTGCAATCAATCATACCTATAAAGAGATTGGCTTGTTCCCGAAAAATATCGTATCCGGTGGTACGGGCATCTACTATTCTGCCAATCAGATTTTTATTATCTCAAAGGCACAAGAGAAAGATGGTACCGACCTTGCTGGATTTAAATTTACGATCAACATTGAAAAATCTCGCTATGTAAAAGAGAAATCAAAACTTCCATTCAAGGTACTATACGATACCGGCATTCAGAAATGGTCTTCCCTTTTTGATCTCGCACTTGAATCTGGGCACTTGACAAAGGCCAATCAAGGATGGTATAATAAGGTAGATATGGATACTGGTGAAATCATTGAACCTAAGAAACGCGCTAAAGACATTGAGACTGATGATGAATTTTTCGAAGGTCTGGTTGCGGATCCCCGATTCAATGAATTCGTTGAACGTAAATTTAAACTACTAATGGCTGACGAGGTTGAGGATGTTAGAGAAGACGATACTGTCGAATTTGATTCTTAATGGGGACTACTACCGTAAGGTATATCCCTATATTAAGGAAGATTATTTCGACGAAATCTCTCTTCAAAAAATCTTTTCAACGTTTGTTGATTATGTTGAGCAATACAAGGAGCCTCCCTCAGTGGAGGCTCTTAAACTCAGCATCGATAAAAGAAAAGATTTAAACGAAGACACTTATACGAATGTAATGCAAGCTGTCGATCAATTAGAGGTCGACAAGGATACCAGCAATGAATTTTTGATTGCTGAAACAGAGAAATTTTGCCAAGATAAAGACCTATACAATTCAATCCGTAAGGCGATTCTGATTCTTGATGGCCAAGATAAAGAAAACGATAAGGGATCGATACCAAAAATCTTATCTGATTCGCTAGGAATCAACTTTGATTCTAGTGTTGGTCACGACTTCCTTGAAGAGTTTGAAGATCGATATGAATACTATCATCGAAAGGAAGAAAGAATTCCGTTTGATATCGATATTTTGAACAAGATCACCAAGGGTGGGCTACCTCGGAAATCAATGACTGTACTACTTGCCACTACTGGTGGTGGTAAATCTCTTTTGAAATGTCACTTTGCAGCCAACCATTTGATGTATGGCAAGAATGTGTTGTATATCACCATGGAAATGGCTGAAGAAGAAATTGGTAGACGTATTGATGCCAATATCATGGATATCACACTAGATGAACTTGGTGAGTGTCCACGAGACGTTTATGAAAAAAGAATGGGTCGATATAAGACCAAGACACCGGGTAAACTGGTGATTAAGGAATATCCGACTGGATCGGCACATGCTGGTCATTTTCGGCATCTTCTAAATGAATTACGAATGAAGAAGGGCTTTGTACCTGACGTGGTGTTTGTTGATTACCTCAACATCTGTGCATCCTCTCGTGTCCGTGGCGCTGCAGCTGCCAATTCATACACACTTGTCAAATCAATTGCGGAGGAAATACGTGGTCTCGCTATGGAATTTAATTGTGCCGTTGTTACTAGTTCTCAGTTTAATCGTGACGGCTACGGCAACTCTGATGTGGAT